CAAGCGCACGCCGCAGCGCGCGCGCATCAACCTCGATGGGCGCCGCGTCGTCGGCGGACGCTGCGGGCAGTGGACTGCCCGGCGCGAAATTGATCCGCGCATGAGACAAGGCAGTGCGCAGTTCCAGTCCGCCCTCTCCCCGCGACAGCACAATGTTGTCTTGCTGGGGCCGCGCGCCCCCTGCCAGCGCGCGCGCGTACTCGCCCAGCGACTTCACGTCAATCGTGATGCCAGACGTGGGGATGGGCACATCCCCCAGCCGATAGCGCACAATCCCGTTGGTGGGGGTAACGACCCCCACCCACGTCACGTCGTCCTGATCGCAGCTGAGCGCTGCGGTCGCGCTAACGTTCCCCAAAAACGTCAGGGCGTTGGCAAACGTGGCGAGGGAAATCTCCATCATGCCACCTCCTCAATCCAGCGGCGCATGGCGGCATCCAGCTCCGCGTCGCGCCAACGCCGCCACGCCGCGTTGGTCACCGCCGCCCACCGCGCACGCATTTGCGCGCGAACGGGCGCTGGCAGCGCCACAGCTTCACGCCGCATCGCCGCCAGCGCCACAGCTTCACGCCGCATCGCCGCCAGCGCGGTGTTGTCCTGGGCGCCCAGCGCCCTCACAACGTCATCGATAATCTGGTCGTCACGACGCATCGTCGTCCTCCTCGCCGCGCGCCCGTGCGTTGACGTACGCGCGCACGCGCTCGGTCGCCTCCTCGAGCGTGCCCTCCCACTCGAGCGCGCTCGCCACGCCCAGCGCGTCGCGCACCAGCTCGGGCGTGGCGCCGAATTGCTCGACCATGGCGTCATACCAACGGCGCAGCTCGCCGCTGCGGACAACACGCGATGGCACCGCCGCATGCTCGCTGGCGGGCGGCGCTGCTGGCGCGCCCCCACGGGCGCGGCGGTAGGGTTGCGGCGTGTCAACCAGTGCCTCGTCGTCGAAATCGCCGCCGGCGAATTGCGTGCCGAACCCGGCGAGCGCCAGCGCACGCCCGATCGCCGCCGTCTCGGCTTTTTCCAGGTGCCGCCCCGCCCACACGGCACGCGGATCGAAATACGCGCTGCCATGCGCCACGGCCAACAGCGTGCCGTCTTCAGCGCGTATGGTGCACTGGACGTTGGCGGTCCAGTTGTCAACCGAGACGATGCGCGTCTCGATGAGACCGCGCGGCTGCTCATGCCTGAACCACGCGATGCGCGCGGCCACAGGCAGGTAGCCCCGACCTTTTATGCTGACAATGTGTTGTTTGGGGTCAAACTCGCTCATGATGCTCCTCCTAGGCTGATAAACTAAAACCCCAACAGGCTGTCAATCTCGTCGAGCTGGCGCGCCAGCTCCCGCTCCAACCCCCGCACAAGCGGGGGCATCGGCTCGCCCGTGTCGACGTATGGCTGGACCCTCGCGCGCCACTCGCGCTCCAACTCGTCCGCCAGTTCGAGCAGCTGGCGGTACGCTGGGTAGGAGAGGGGCGCCAGCGCGCGCGCACGGGCACGCCTCAAATAGGCTGCGTAGCCGTCGTCCAGGACGCGGGCTGCGAGATCGGGCTCGAGCCAGCCCCTTTCGACTAACAACATTATATAATTTTTATCGACATTCACCTCATAGCACCTCCTAAAACAAAACGCTGTCTAAACACATTGTACCACACAATCTGGCAGTTGCAGCACTAGAAATTGACCCAAAACGCATACCACGTCTGTTGATGCCCCCCTCACCCCCACCTGCGCTCCAGGCGCGTTTTGATGATCGCGCGCGTCAAAATCTGCATTGCGTGGTATTCCGTGTCCGCCGTGACCGTCACGCCTCCCCGCTCCGCACGCCGCGTCTGGCGCGCCACCAGTCGCGCTGCCTCGCTCAGCGCGCGCAGCCGCACTGCTGGCGTCACGTCGTGCCAGCGTCCCGTTGGGGCATAGCGCGCCAGCCCCTCCACGTACGCTATAAACGCCGCGCGCGTCGCCGCGTCCATAGCGGCGTAATCAAGGACGCCATTAACCGCAAACTGTTTCATCTGTACCTCCTCTAGCGTAACGCCCGCTCCGCCAGCGCGCCCATGCCCCATCTGTCCCAGTCCGTCAGGGCCGGGTAGGGCGTGAGCAGGTGCCCAGCGCCACGCTGGACAAACACAAATCCATTACACATCGCCGGCGACGTGCTGTCAACATAACTGGCGTAATTGAGACGCACCTGGTCAAACAACCCGCCCGCGCTGATGGCGACGTAGCGCCCATAATCATCGAGCGTGACCGCGACGTGATGCTCATGCGCACTGATGACGTTGGACTGGTATTTGAGCGCCAACCGCGCCGGCGTACGCCCGCGCGCGCTGCTGTAGCTGCGCTGGTGCGTGCAGCGCCAGGTCACTCCACCAGACACAACGATCGCGCGCGTCTCACCCAGCACGTCTACGCGCTCGCTGGATGCGAGCAGGCGCCGCAGCGCCTCGCCGCCGATCTGCCCATCGAGCGCGCGCGCGATGCGCAGCTCGTGGTTGCCCATCGTCCAGACGATGCGATCGTAATGGCGCGTCATCGTCGCCAGCACGTCGCGCGCGACGTCCAGCTCATCGTTGAGCCCGATTGGAGGCGCGCTGTGCGCGTAGGTGGACAGCGCGTCGGCGTTGATGAAATCGCCGAGCAGCAGCAGCTGGCGCTGCCCCCGCCGCATCTGGCGCACGCCGAACTCGAGCGCCAGTTCTAACAGCGCCCAGCGCGTGTAGGGCAGATGCACGTCTGGCAAAATCAGCCAATCCCCCTCCAGCACTGGCGCGTTATCCCAGCGCGCCGCCTCGACCAACGCCGGCAGCGCCACGGCGCTGGTTGGCGCCGCATCCCGCTGGCGCGTCTGGCGCAGCCACCGATAATACATGCCACGCGCCGTGTCGGCGCTGCACCCCAATTCGGCGCCGATGCAGCTAAACGACAGCCCGCGGCGGCGCATGGCGTGGACGCGCTGCATGCGCTGCTGCGTGTTTGGGTTTAGTCTCCCCATGCAAATTATCCTCCAACTGCGCGCGCGCGCGGGCGCGCAGCGTCTCGTACAAAACCTGCACCACGCGCGGCCCGCGCCCGCGCTTGGCGGCCAGGCGGTGCTCGATCACCCAGGCATGAAGCTCGTCGGTGGCGCGTAGATACAACACCAACTCGCGCGGCAGTCCCATTTTGTGTTGAGCGTAGCGCTCAAACGCCGCGTTTTTGCACGCCTCCCATTCTGTGGGGCGCTGCAGCACGCCCCCGCGACGCGCGCTGCGGCTCATGCGGGCTCCAATCCGGCATCCGGGGGCGGGTCAGCGCCCAGCAACCCCTCCTCCCAGTCGCGTTTGAGCATCGCTAACAGTGCTGGATCGACCGTGAAGGCTGCTGTGGAAGAAAACGCTAGTATATTATTATTAGCGTTTTCTTCCACGCGCGCCGCCAGCCTGCTTCGGGCCAGCGCCATCCAGAACGCCCAGCGCGTTTCCTCAATCCAGTAAACCATCGGGCGTTTCCCCGCAGCGTCACGAGGGCCGACGCGGCTGGCCAGCGCCACGCCAAACCGGCGCAGCACCCAGCGCACCACCGGGATCGGGTTGGCGCTGCACGCCCCTGGCACCCAGCCCAGCAGCCAAATCAGCTGTTGGCGGTAGCGCTGCACGACGACGCTCCCCCGTTCGCGCAGTTCATCTGCCGACATGTCGCGCACGACGTCGGCCAGTTCGGCGGGCGTGCAGTTGAATACAACCCGGCAGAATTCGTGGAAAAACTGGCGGCGAGCAACCCGGTTGCGGCGTTTATTGATCTGCCAGCGGTTTTGCGCCTCGGCCTGGTCGCGCGCCCTCACGTTCTGCTCGTTGTCGTTCGCGTCGGCCCAATTGCGCAGCGCCTCACGTTTTTTCGGCGTGTTCAATGCCTCGTACGTCTCCTCATCGATTGGCCGCCCCGCGGCGCGCTCGATCAACCAACGCTCGTAGCCCGCGCGCAGTTCGGGCGTGACCGCGCCGGCCAGCTGCGCCTGCTCGTAGGTGTCGGGGTCGACCGGGGGCACAGTGAGCACCAGCTCCCGATACGCCTCCAGCAGCTGCTGGCGCGTCTCCAGCCAGCCCGCTTTTAACGCCCCGCCATCGCGCTCGTCGATCTCGATCTGGTACCCCTCCGCCCGCGCGCGCGCGGCAAACCAGCTGAGCGGGTCGTTACGCTCGGCGTTGGTCGCCGCCTCCAGCCGCGCGCCCAGCCAGTGCGCATCCAGCAGCATGGCGTCAATGCCGTGGTCGTATCCGCCGAGCGCTGCGTTGTAGTACGCTCCCGTCAAGCGCCGCTCGTACAGCAGGCGCGGGTCGGTTGGCCGCACCCCCTCTCCCTGCTGGACGTAGGCCGCGCGGACGCGCGCGTTGCGCGCCCGGCCCATCATCTGCAGCATGTCAGCAGGCGAGAGCGGCTGGCGGTCGAAAAACCCGACCACACCCTCGACGGGGCAGTCGATCGAGACGCCCGTGCCCAGCGACGGCGAGCAGACCAGCCAGCGCAGCGTCGGCAGCTCGTCGTTGATGCGCTCCAGAAACTCAATTGTGTCAGCGGCCTGGCTGGTATCGGCGTTAATCAGACGCCCGCTGCTGGCGCCATATTTCTCGCTCAGCTGCTCATGAATGACCGCGCTTTCGCGGCGCGAGCTGGTCGGGATGAGGACTGGCCCGGCGTTTTTGTCAATCAGCTCGCGCGCCAACGCCAGCGCGCTCCACCGGTCGGGGTAGAGCGTGAGTGTCTGCCCCTGCTGTGGCTGGTGCGTGTTGTGAATCACCCAGCCATCGCGTCCCCAATCGCGAAGCCACTCAATTGTCACGTCATCGAGCCCAGCATCCATCGCCAGCACAAACCCCGCGCGCAGCACCTGCTCGCGCAGCGCGCCGTACGCGCGCATCGCCCGCGCGCCCCGCAGCGTGTCGGACGTGAGCAGATGCGCTAGTACCTGCGTCGCCTCGTCAATAATGACCACGTCGTAGTGCCGCCCCGCCACGCGCCACAGGCTGTCGACCGTGATGGCCAGATGCGGCGACTGCCGCGCCGAGACCCCGCCAGGCAGCTGATCGCGGTGCCAAACAAAATTGAGGCGCCGCGCGATCGCCCGCCCCAACGTGCGCCGGTGCGAAATGAGCAGCGCCGTGATCGGTCGCCCCTCGCGCGCCTCTAATGCCGCCAGCGCCCGCTTGATCAGCTCGGTTTTACCCGTGCCCAGGGCGGATTTGATCATCAGTGCCGAACGCGGCCCCAACCCGCCAATGCCAGCGATGGTCAGGTCGATGTCGAGCTCGCTGATCCAGCGCATATCGACGACCTGGTCGGCATTGATAGGGGGGACCTCGACGGCAGCGATGTCCAGGCGCGGCGCCAGGTCGGGGACGTACGTCTCGACGCGCTCGTCAACCCAGCGCAGCGCGCCCTCGATCTCGGCTGGCTCGCGCTCCATCGACGCGCCCAGCGTTCGGATCAGCGTCTCCGCCTCAACCCCGGGCAGCGCGCGCAGCGATGCGATGGCTGCCGCCGCACGGATGAACGCGACGTGGCGCAGCCCCTGCCCGGCCGGCACGCGCATGGCCTCCTCTAAAATCCGCTCCAGCGCGTTATTCGCGTAGCGCGCCGCGCGGGCGCCGCGCAGCAGATGCGCAATTGGCAGCCCAGCACTGGGCGCCGGCGTTATCGCCGCGCGCCGGCGCGCGGCCTGCCAGCGCTCGTCATCCAGTTTGGCCTCGTCAGCGCACAGCCCGCCCGCGATCTCGATTGGCAAAATGTTGCCAATGTAGTAGCTCCCGCGCCGCGTCGACCCGTAAAATCCGCGCGCCGCGTCCTTGCAGGCGTCGTCGGGCTGGTAGGCGTCGAACTGGCGCAGCAGCCCCCGCACCAGCGCCTCGTAACGAGTAGGGCAGTCGACGCGCTCGGACAGCATGAATACCACGCGCGTGCGCGGCGCGTCGGGCGTGGAGGTGGGGGTCGGGTATAAAAATAACCCATAGCGCTCGATGAACGGGTCGCGGCGCAGCGTCTCGACGTCGGGGCCCTGATCAAAGTCGAGCCCGATCAGCTGCGCGCTGATGAAATTTTTGCGCGCGCGCCCGCCACTGAAAACCGCTGGCGCCCACGCGACCCCCTGCGTAACCAGGCGGTAGAGATCGATCGGACGCAGAGTTTCGGTCGTGTAGCCGGTCGACCAGGCGGATTTGGTCGCGCCCGGCACTAGTTCCTTGTTGCGAAAATTTTTGTTTACGCTAACAGTTATGGGCATTGATTTTCCTCCCCTAGCAATTGCAACACGTCGCGCACAATTTGCCCCATGTCGTCCAACATGGGCCCGGCATAACGCAGCACGCGCCAGCCCGCCAGCGTCGCCGCGTTGTATTTTTCGCAGTCCGCTGCGTAGCCTAATCCCCGCGTGTGCCGGCCGCGCGCCCACGCGCCGCCCTCCAGTTCGACGGCGATACGTTGTTCGGGCCAGGCGAAATCGAACCGCCAGCGACGAGGCGGCGCGAAACGGTACTCTTGCAGGGGGGCTGGCTGACGTGGCGCGAGCGCCTCCCAAACGCGCGCAAACAGCGCTTCATGCTCGCTCAGGCTGTTTTTTTTCATTGCGCCCCCTTCGCGCTTTCTTCAACCTGCTCTTCCTGGTTTGGTACACTGCGTGCATTGAGCAATAAAACGATACATAGTTCTGCGTGTAATAAACCGGACGATCACAACCAGGGAATTTGCACGCGATTTCCCCCGCTGCCGCTGCAGCGAGCAGTTTTTCAGTACGCCGCGCCCAGCAGGCGCGCTGGCGCTCGCGCCGGCATTCGGTGCAGTACGGATCTGTTTTGCCGCTGGCGTATACGTGTTTGGGGCGCGTCCCGCAGTTGGGACACACGCCCCCACGACGTGGGGGACGAGCCGCGCGCTCAGGCCGCGGCTGCAATGCGCGCGTCAATGCGCGCTCGCCCGTGCTGGTGAGGCAGTACAGCACGCTGCCATCCCGCCCCTCTGAGCGATAGAGCAGGTTGTGCTCGTTCAGCCAGCGCAGATTGCGCGCCCGGCGTCCACTGCCCCGCAGCGGCGCTCCCACATATCCCATTTCTCTGGCCTGCCAGGCCTCGACCAGGCAGGCCAGCTGTGCCCTGGTCAGTTTTTTGTGCTCAGAATGGCTCATTTGTTCTATCCCCTGAACCAACTGTACATCCGCGTTTTAGCATTGTCAATTTGTTTTTGGTTAAAGTTTGGTTTGTCTTTTGTAACAATGCTGGCGAAAAAAAGAAGGGGAGGGGGCGTCCCCCTCCCCTTCTGGTTGGCCTAATACGGGATATTTTCGTGCGCGCCAACCGGCGTTGAGCGTGGCGCGCGGATGGCGCGGTGCGGGTTGGCGTCCTCGCCCTCCTCCTCATTGAGCCAGAGCTCCCGCTCTAGCTCATGCTCGACGAACGACCAAACGATGCGGCTTTGCGTTGGCATCCAGAACTCGACCGGAACGTCTCCAAAAACTGTCAGGGACACGGCGTGCCGTTCGCCCAACGCAGCATGCAAAGCGCGAGCGATGCCCAGATTTTCTCGCGTGGCGACTTCAGCCGCCAACGCGACATCAATAGGCTGGGTGCTCCCGAACCGCCCAGGACGGGCGCTTCGGATCGCATCCTTTAAAAGAGCGTCATTGTAAATATAAACCTCGATCATGGTTTTTACGTTTTCTGCGTTCATTGTGTCCTCCTGTTTAAGATAAACATACTATAAACCAACTGCGCGCGTTTGTCAAGCCTCCAGCTGTGTTATAATAATAGTAATGGTGTTTAGCGTGGAGCTGATCAATGGCACGCCCTGAAAAATTTACCGCAGCGCAGGTCATCGCCGCGCTCAACCAAGCTCGGGGCATGACCACGATCGCGGCGCGCATCCTGAACTGCTCTCCCAACACAATTCGGCGCTACATTCGTCAGTACCCCAGCGTAGCCGAGGCCCAGCGCGAGGCGCATGAGGCGATGCTCGATGACGCCGAGCGCACGCTGTACGAACTGGCGGTGGACGAGCGCAACATCACTGCGCTCATTTTTCTGCTGAAAACGCAGGGCAAAGGGCGTGGGTATACGCAGCGCACCGAGCTGACTGGCGCGGATGGCGTCCCGCTGCTGTCGCCCGACACGGCGCAGCTGCTCGCGGCGCGCGGCATCGACGCGGCGCAGGTCGTGCGCGAATTCGAGGCGCTCATCCGCGCGCGCGCTGAGGGCACCTATGGCGCGCAATGAGGCGCGGGCGCTGGCGCGCGCGTTGGTCGAGCGCGTATTGACCGATCGCGCTGCACCACTCTACACAGCCGCCGACGTGATCGCGTGGGCGGAACAGAATTTCTGGCTGTACGACACCGGGCAGCTGCTTACGTTCTACGAACCGCAGCGCCGCGCACTCCAGCATGCGCTCGCTCGTGACGGGGCGGGGCATTTCATTTATCATACCGTGGTGTGGAGCTGGCCGAAAAAGAGCGCAAAGTCGACCGTGATCGCCGCTCTGGTCGACTACGTCGCCGAGCACGTGCCTCGGGCGCAGATAAAATTGCTGGGCAACGACCAGCGGCAGGCTGACAGCCGCGTTGGGTTTTACGTTCGCGAAAGCATCCGCCTAGCGCAGAAGCGGGGCGGGCGTCCTGGCGTAAAAATTAGTATCAGCGGCTACCACATCGACTACCCGAATGGCAGCCGCATCGACATGCTGCCCATCGACCCTGCCGGCGAGGCGGGCGGTAATGATGACCTGATCGTGTTTAGCGAGTTGTGGGGTTGGCGCCACGCTGCGCATCAGCGCATGTGGGAGGAAATGACGCTGTCGCCCACGAAATATGGCCGCGCCCAGCGTTGGGTCGACACGTACGCGGGTTTTGTGGGCGACAGTCCCGTGCTCGAGCCCCTCTACCAGGCTGGTGTGGTCGAGGGAAAACGTGTTGATGATGACTACGAAATTTACGCCAATGCCAATGCGCGCCTGCTGTGCGTCTGGGTGACGCAGCCGCTGCTGCCGTGGCAGACGCCGCAATACTACGCCGAGCAGGCGAGCGTGCTGACGCCGTCCGCGTTTGCGCGCATGCACCGCAACCAGTGGGTAACGAGCGAGAGCGCGTTTGTGCCAGCGTCTTGGTGGGACGCCTGCGCGGGGGAGCTGCCGCCGCTGCGCCCGGCGCAGCCGGTCGTGGTGGGGATCGACGCCGGCATCGCCTCAGATGCGTTTGCGGTGGTCGCCGTCTCGCGTCACGGCGGGCGCGTGGTTGTGCGCGAGGTGCATGTTTGGCAGCCGCGCCCAGGCGAGCGGCTGTTGTTTGCCAACCCGCACGCGCCAAATGACCCCGCCACGCCCGAGGGGACGCTGCGGGCGCTGGCCCGACGCTACAATGTGGTCCAGTTTGCGTATGACGAGTACCAGCTGCACGACCTGTGCAGCCGCCTGGCGCGCGAGGGCGTCGGCTGGTTTCGCGCGTTTTCGCAGGGGGCGGGGCGCGCCGTCGCGGACAAACTCCTGTACGACCTGATCCGCGACCGGCGCATCGTCCACAGTGGTGACCCGACGCTGCGCGAGCACATCCTCAACGCTGATGCGCGCGCGGATGGGGACAAATTGCGTCTGGTCAAACGCGCGGGCGAGCACAAAATCGACGCTGCAGTTGCGCTGAGCATGGCGGCGCACGAGGCGCTGCGGCTGAACCTGGAGTAGTCATATGGTCGATCTTACACAACAGGCCGAGCGCCACACGATTCAACAGCTTCCTGACGCGCGTGAGAGCACGGGAGCAAGCGCAGTATTTTACGCCGCGCCGCCAGGCCCCTATCTGCCAGCATGGGGCACGCGGGCGCGCGAGCGCGCGCTGCGACAATATTATCGTCATGATCGCAACTGGATGGCGCAGTCCGCGTTTGCTGGGGTGGCGAAAAAAATCGCCTCCACGCCCTGGGAGCTGCGCGGGACGCGCAGCGTGGGGTACTGGCACGAGCTGCTGTATCACGCAGATTTTGGTGCAGGTTGGACAACGCTCATCACCAAAATCATTATTGACTACCTGCGCCACGATGTCGGTGCGTTTGTCGAGGTGATCGCCCCAGGGCGGACGGACCGCCCGATCACCCAGCGCGTCGTCGGGCTGGCGGCGCTCGACCCGCTGCGCTGTTACCCGACTGGCGACCCCACGTACCCAGTGATTTACCACACCGCCCTCGGCGGGTATCACACGCTGCACCACTCGCGCGTTTGGCGCCTCTACGACATGCCCGACAGCGATGATCAGCGCCCAGGCTATGGGCTGTGCGCGCTGTCGCGGGCGATCGCGATCGTCGTGCAGCAGCTGCGCGTGACGAGCTATATCGATACGCGCCTGGACGACGTGCCCCCGCCAGGGATTATGATCCTGCGCAACATCAGCGAACAGGCATTTGCGAGCGCGCTGGATCTGTACAGCGACGAGCAGCAGCGCGACCAGCAGCCCGTGCTGGGGCGCATGATCCGTTTGCCCTCAATCGACCCGACCGCGCCCGCCAGCGTCGAGCAGGTGGCGTTTGCGCAGGCGCCGGACAACTGGAACTACCGCGAATACGTTGAGCTGCACGCCAACGCCATCGCGCTGGCGCTGGGCGTGGATGTGCAGGAGATCTGGCAGCTGACGGGAGGGAACCTGGGCAGCGCGCAGCAGAGCGAGATCCTGCACGCCAAATCGCAAGGTCGGTTAATTGGTTCACTGCTCACGCAGATCGAGCGCGGGCTTAACGCCATCCTGCCCCGACACCTCACGTTTGAACTGAAACGCCGCGACCCATATGAGGTGCAGGAGCGGGCGCAGACGGCGCGGCTGTGGGGCGATTTTGTGCAGACCGTCAGCAGCACCCTCACAGCGGATGAGGCGCGCAGAATTCTGGCCAATATGGTCGAGGCGTATCACGATGCTGTCACCGACGAGCGCGGGGCGGTGGTCAGACTGCACGACGCCGACATTGCCGACGCCGAGGCGGGGAACGCGAAGCCTTTGCCGCCAGCGCCAGCTGAGCAGGTTTCGGTCGAGGACAATGAGCAGCTCGCCCAACGCGCCAAGTCGATCCAGGCGACGCGCCTGGATTTCGAGCTGGCGATGGAGGACCTGCTCGCCGCCGCGCGGGCGGGAGAGATCGACCGACGACGCTTCATTATAATTCTGCGCAGCCTGCTCGCGCGCTATGTCCAGCGCGCGTTTGCCGACGGGCTCGAGGCAGGGGGCGTGCTCGATCCCCCTGACGAGGACGACCGCGCACTGATCGCGGCGTTCGTGGCTGACCACGTGCAGTTCGTCAAAAATTTCGCTGACGAACTGTACCGCGAAGGCGGCATCAGCGACCGCCAGGCGTACTGGCGCCCCAGCATGTGGTGGAATAAATCAGTCGAACCCAGCTATTTCGCCGGGCTTGCCAGCGCCGACCGCAATGGCATGTATGAGTGGGTGCTGGGCGTGCGCGAGGAACACTGCCGCGACTGCCTGCGCCTGAATGGCCAGCGCCACCGCATGCGCGACTGGCGCCGCCGCGGGCTGCTGCCCAAGGTGGACATACTGGCATGTCGCGGGTTCAACTGCGACTGCCGGCTCGTGCGCACCCCCGAGCGCGCGCGCGGGCGTTTTTAGAGGAGGTGTATATGCCATACCAGATTATCCAGCGCGATGGCCAATGGTGCGTGGTGCTCGAGGGTGTTGAGGACCAGCCCATAGGCTGCCATGACAGCGAGGCGGACGCCGAGGCGCAGCGCCGCGCGCTGTACGCGGCCAAAACGCGGCAGGACCCACTGGCCGCGCTGGCGAAAAAACTGCTCCGACGGAGCCGCGACCCACTTGCGCCGTCCGCGCCACCGCCGGTCGCGGCGTTCAAAACGGTGGCGGCGAACCGCTGGCTGGCGTTGTGGACGAACAATTTCCGCGATCGCGAGGGCGAAATTTTCAGCCAGCGCGCGATCGACGACTACATCGCGCGCGTCGATTTGGGGATTATCCCTATGCCTGAATTGTGGGTTTGGCACCTGCCAGGCACGCGCATTGGCCAGGCGCAGTGGTTAGGGCGCATCGGCCATTACGCCGTCGCCGCGGGCACATTCGATGACACGCCGCTGGGTCGCGCCGCCGCCAAGCGCCTGGCGCGCGGGCGCTGGGCGGTCAGTCACGGGTTTTACTACTCGCCTCGTCATCTGGTCGATGGCGTTTATCATCGTTTTAACACGTTCGAAATTTCTGTGCTGCCATCTGGCGCTGGCGTGGCAGCCAACCCTTATGCCCTGATTGAGGAGGTAGCAGATGCTAACCAGTGAGAAAATCGCCGCGCTCAAGCGCTTGTTTGGTGACGAGCTGGCGGAGGAGATCATCGCCAACATCGAGCAAAAATCGCAGCTCATCGAGCAGCTGGGCGTCGAGTACAAGGACATGTCGCCCATCAGCGAGAACGAAACGCCTGCAGTCGAGGCGATCGATCGCATTGAGGCGGACGTTAAGACGCTGCTGCTGGACGTCATTGACGAAAATGGGCAGCTCGTGCAGATGACGAGCGACGCGCTGGCGGCAGCCAAAGCCGCCCGCGAGGCGGTCGATGAGCTGCGCGCGATCGTCGAGGAGCTGCGCGCGATCGTCGACGAGCGCCCACGCAGCGTGACGGAAACTGAGGGAGCAAAATCGGTGCCCGACGCGCTGCAGCACGCTGTGCAGCGCCCACGCACGTACAAACCAGTAACCATGTGAGGAGGACTTATGAGCATTCAAATTGATGACAAAACCTACACGCTCGATGAATTGGCCGCGCTGGCCAAGGCGGGCGTATTGCAGCTTGGGGCCAAAAGCAGCATTGGCTCGACCGCCACGCCCAACGCCGTCGGACTGCATGGCCCCATCCATGGTTCGAGCACGCAGTTTGGCATTTTCAGCGATGGCACCGTGCGGCCAGGGCGTTACAGCGCTTTGCAACGTACGCCCAGCCTGATGTCGATCATCCCCTTGTTTCGTAGCGACATCGCCAACGAGCGGATCGGCATCCTGACCGGGCAGCAGGCCGCGACCGGCAGCCCCGCGACGGGGTTTTGCCAACCAGCGCCCGTGCCTGGCAACCTGAAAACCTGCGTGCAGTCGGTGCCGTATGGCGAGGTGCACATCCAGACGCAGATCGCGTCGGTAATGGACACGGGGCTGCGCCGGGACCGGGCGGAGGTTGACAGCGAACTTTATAACCAGGCGGCGCAGGTCAACCCCTGGATCCCCTATTCGGGCGAACTCGACAGCAACGACCTGTTCCGCACGCATGCATTCCGCGTCGGCATTCAGGTCGAGCGCGACCTGACGCGCGTCCTGCATGAGGGCGTGGCGGGCGCAAGTTCTGCCACCTACCCATCGCTCCAAAAGCAGTTCAGAGGGCTGGACGGTTGGATCAAAACCGGCTACACCGACGTGGACAGCAGCGTCGCCTGCCCCGCCGCCGACAGCGTGGTCTACAACCACAATGCCGCCATCGACGCGGTCGGGGCGGGCACGGGCACGACTGGGCAGTCGATCGTCGTTTCGATCCACGCGCTCTACTGGGCTGTCAATTCGCGCGCGATTGCTGTCGGCATGGGCGGGACGCAGTGGGCGTTCGCGGTGCACCCGCAGATGTGGCCGAGGCTGGCGCAGACCTACGCCTGCGAGTACGCGACGAATGGCTGTCTCGGCACGGCGGCGGCGCCCAACAACCGCGATGGCATGGAGATCCAGCGCATGCGCCAGGAGATGTACAGCGGGCGCTTTCTGTGGGTCGATGGCGAGCGCGTGCCCGTCGTCATGGACGAGGGCATCCCGCTGGAGCGCCCGCAGGCGGGGACGCTGCGCGCTGGCATCAAACTGGTGCCCATCAGCTGGAACGCGCAGCCGCTGCTGTACGGCGAGTTTTTCCCCGTCGACAATGGCCAAGCGGTCAATTTGCTCTCGGCACTCGGGGCGCGCGTCGACGATGTGGTGGCGCTGAATAATGGCCTGTATTTGGCTGCTATGTCGCGTACCAAGGCCTGCGTTGAGTGGTCGTTCATGGCCCGCGTGCGGTTAATTTTGGACGCGCCGTTCCTGGCTGGGCGCATCGACAACATCACGTTCGCGCAGGTCGAGGGCATCCGGGTTGGCGATCCGGCCATCACCTACCTCTACGCCGATGGCGGCGTGACGTACCTGAGCTAGTGATCGGGGCGCGCATGAGCGAAGTGACCATCATCATCCCATGCGCGCCATCGCATCTGGCGCTGGTCGACCGCGCGGTCGCCAGCGTTGAGGCGCAAACCGTCCCCGTGCGCCATCTGGTCCAGATTGATTGGGAGCGACGCGGCGCGGGCTGGGCCCGCAATGCCGCGCTTCGTCAGGTCACAACGCCATTGGTTGTCATGCTGGACGCTGACGATGAGCTGCTGCCCACGTATGTCGAGCGTACGCTCGAGGCGTGGGCGCGTGGTGGCGGGACGCGCTACGTTTATACAGACTGGTGGGCAGGGGGCGAGCGCTGGCTCGCTCCCGCCTGCCCGTGGGTGCGCGGCGCGTGGCACACGGTCACGACGCTGCTGCCCACCGCGTGGGCGCTGGAGACGTTGTTTGACGAAAATCTGCCAGGCGCTGAGGACACCGATTTTTACGTGCGCCTCGCGCTGTCCGGCCGCTGCGGGCAGCGTTTGCCCGAGCCATTACTGCACTACCATAAAAACGCGCGCGACGTCAGTCGTAGCGCGCGCTTGGTCGGCTCGCCGGCGTATCGGCGCGTCACGGCTGAGTTGCGTCGGCGCTATGGAGACAAACTTATGCCCTGTTGTGGACAATCTGAACCTGCTATTGCCTCCCCCCTCAATGACACCCAGCCGGGCGACGTGCTGGCGCGCGTGTTGTGGCACGGCGCGCGGCGTGAGTGGGGGCGCATCAGTGGGCGCCTGTACCCCCGTGCGGGGCATGGCGATCTGCTGTACGCCGACCCGCGCGACATCGATGGCGTTATGCTGGAGGCGGTTGAGCCGCCTGCACCGGCGGCCGAGCCTGCGCGCGGCGTGCATGGCGTGATGGAGGCGTTGCTGCGCCCCGTCCCCCCTCCACCCGTGGTTGACGAGGCAATCGTCCCCGCGCCAGACGTCGCGCGCGTGGTCGAGCTGGCGCGGCGCGGCGAGCTGGCGTGGCGCAGCGGGTTGAGCGCCCCCGCCACAATCATCGAGCGCGAGCCCGTGTTTGCGCTGCCCAGCAGCGACTACCCCAGCTACCGCGACCTGCGCATGCTGATTGCGCTGGCGGGGTTCGAAACGACGCCCATCGACGCCATCGACGTGATCGACCCGGGTGGGCTCTACATTATCTGCACGCCAGAGCCAGTGCGCGCTTACGCGCGCGCGCGCGCCAAATTGATTGCCTGGCAGTTTGAGTACGCGGGCGATTACGCTGAAAATTACGCCAAATTCCGCGGCGAGCTGTGGGCCAGCGACCAGGCGTGGGCGGCTGAGCACAACGCGCGGTTTGTGCTGCTGGGCTCGCACCCGCTGTTGCGCGAGCCGCTGGCCGACACGGCTCGCGGTACCTACGACGCGACCATGCTGGGCTACATGACGCCGCGCCGCCAGCGCATCAAAAACGAGCTGGGGGGCTGGCGCTGGCCGCCTGACCACCCTGGCCATGAGGGCCCAGCGCGCCACGACGCGCTGACGGGCGCGCGCATGATGCTGCACGTGCACCAGCACGACGACGCGCCCTACGCCGCGCCATTACGCTACGCGCTGGCTGCTGCCTATGGGCTGCCGGTGCTGGCTGAGCAGTTGACGGACAGCACGCCCTACGGCGACGCGCTGCAGGAGGCCCCATACGAACTGCTCGCGCGCACCGCGATCGAGCTGCGCAGCAATACGGCGCTGCTGACCTACAGCGCCGAGCGCCTGCGGACGCTGCTGATTGACGAACGCCCGTTCCGGCGCTGCGTGCTGGACGCATTGGCGTGATGGAGGCGCTGCGCGTGAAGAAAACGCTATATATGTACTATATAGAGATTTCTTCAGAGGGGGCGAGCACAATTACGAGACTGGGGGTGTGGGTCAATGATGCGTGTCTATGACTGCTGCATCGCGCACGACGAAATTGCAATGCTGGAGCTGCGCCTGGCGGCGCTGCGCGACGTGGTCGACGTGTTTGTTGTCTGTG